GGTTTGAGTGTTCCATTAAACATAGGCCTTTTCACCGAGTATTGAAGATTGAGCATGGGCAATGCCCCAAGCAATCTCCTCATCGGTTAGGTCGCCTGGGTCTTTCTTTCCACTATCACCATAGTTGAAAAAGGCAAGATTTAAACCGTATTTACGAGCGAATTCTCTCATCTCATCTGAAGCTTTTTTCCCAGCTTTGTCTATCTTTGGGTTGTCAAAGGCACAGATAATACGTTCAGAATAACGCAGTAGTTTTACTTGTTCTTCAGACGGATTAGAACCGCAGATAGCCACCGCTCCAGTGACACCAGCAGTATAAAGACGAAGGCAATCAAGAGGGGACTCAACAACGACAACAGTATCAGCATTTTGATTCTCAATTCCAAATAGGGTTTTAGACTTAGGTAGTCCAGATGGTCTATTGAAAAAGGTGCGTTGTACTGTGCCTTTTTCTTGCCATCCAATAAGTTTGTTAAAGTGTGGTTCTCTTAGAGGCAGAATCCAGCTCTTCTTGTTCTTATCCCAGAGAACTCCGTATTGTGCAGCGGACTCCTCCGTGACTCTGCGTTCGTCGAGCTCGTGTGAAGGAGGCTCAACGAAAACAGATAAACGAGCTTCGGACATTTCTAAAGGTTTTGGCGCTGCCTCAATACGATTAGGCAAGTTCTTCATAATGTCTAGGAGTTTCTCTATAGGTATTTCAGAGATTTGACCTAGCCATACTTTGGCAGTTCCATAATCGTAGATGTACCTAGTGCCCCACTCTAAAGAGTAGAACTCATTTACATCGCAGATAAGTTGAAGCAGGTTTCCTTTATAGTGGCACGAGAAACAAATGTGCTGACCGCTCTCAAGGTTTATCCACCATGAAGGAGTCTGGTCTGCTTTTCCTGTGCGTACTTCGTGCATGGGGCATAGGGCTACTGCTTCTGCCCCTTTTTCTTCGTGGGCTATCCCCAGCGCAACAAGCACTGGTGGAATGTCAATCATCATAATGTCCTCCCATAAATTGTGCAGAACTTGCAAGAGCTCTCTTTTGTTTGGTCATGGAAACATCCTACGTCCCATTTCCAGGTAATGGAGTTGTCTGTAGGACCGCTGTTTCTAGACTGAACCACACGAAGAAGGCGGATGTTCTCGTCTCCTTCTACTGGCTCTAGACCTAAGATAACGTCAGAGTCTTGGAAGAATGAGGATGAATACCCAATGCTATCTGCGGATACTTTTCCGCCTTTCATCTTCCATAGAAGAGTCTGGGTGGAGATTACTACAGGGATGTTTAGTCTTTGCGCCATCCTCTTAAGCCCACGAGTAATGTTGGTCAATGCCTGAGGAGTATTAGCATCTCCAGTAACCTGGTCGAGCATTAGGTAGACACCATCGACAAACAAGATGTCAGGGTTTAGCTGCTCGGCTTTAGCCATCAAGGAGTCAATGGTCAAACCATTAACTGCGTCAACTAAGTGGAATGGCTTCTCTGTCTTTAGAGAATCGAGTCGAGCTAGTAGACGGTCTTCTTCATCTCCTTTAAGATTTCCACCACGAAGGCGGGCAGAAGAGATGTTAGAAGTCATAGCTAAAAAGCGCTGAGTCTGCTCGTGGTTGTTCATCTCAAATGATTGGAACATAGGTACCATACCAGCCATGTGAACATTCGCAGCCATTCTCAAAATGATTTGCGACTTACCTGTCTTAGGAGGAGCAATCACAGTGATTAGCTGACCACCTTGCAGCCCTGAAGTTGCTAGGTCAATCTTCTCAAATCCCGTAGGTACACCCAACAGCTTATTGCCTTGAACCTGCTGGTATTCTTCCCAGAACTTATCTGGGTCAGTGGTTACGTCAATATGAGTGGTGCCTTGGACGCCTTGCTCGTTTACTAACGATACGGTCTTTGACATCTCCAGCAAAGCAGACTCGTGGTCATTGATGTTTACTTGGTGTACTACTTCTTCAATGCCGTTGCGAGTAATCATACGACGACGGAACTCGACCAGTTTGTCGATTAGGTATTCAATCGTGTCTTCTACTTTGATACATTTAAAGTTTGGGTAGTTGTCTACCACAGCTACCACTGAAGGTACCTCACGGTAAGTGGTGTAGTGCTCTCGTACAAACTTCCAGACACGACGTAGGTCGTCGTCTACAATCCAATCATCTTTGATTCCCCGCTCAATTACAGGAATGATATTGCGGTCTGCAATAACTTTGCTGACGAGGCGGTGCTCGTTATCGTATGCCATTTTGCCCTCTTCTTACTGCTTATAAGTTATTTAGTTCAATACCCCATGAGCCATATCTTGCGACTCTCTCCCGTAAATCTATCACGCCTTTTAAATTGGCACGATAGGGGAGCTCTCCAATGAACTCTTCTATGCTGCTGTAAATCTCTGCGTAGTTAAACGGGTTTCCGCCTCTACGTTCTAGCTTTTCCATAATAGTGTCTAGCTGTTCCTGGGTCCAAAGCTCTTTCTGAAAAGCAGCCAGTTCGACTGACAATCCATACTTGTTTGCTAAGTTCCAAAGTTGAGAGAGGGCCACGTGATTTAGCCCCGTGACCTTGCGCTCTGTTGTAGTGCGCAAAAGCTTTCGCTCCTCTGCCAACTCTGAGTTGACCACCACATCAACTAAAACTATGATGCGTGGAGAACTCTCGTTAGAGATGTCTCCATTAATCAATTACTTCTACTTTTGCGTACTTGATGATGAACTCTCGAAAAGTATCTTTAGAGGCCATCGCAAGAGTGGTCTCTTCATCGCTAATGCTTACGTCAATCTGAACGGAGTAGTTTCCACCGTTTTCTTCAATGCGCTTACGAACGTGGCGAGTGTGCTTGCACCTTGCTGAGTTCTTGAATGAAGGACAGCTGCATCGAACTTTCTTGCTGTTCTCTGCGTCTAGCTCTACTTCAAAAACGCCGTTCTCTTCTAGGAACATCTGAACTGTTCTCCAGTCAATTTCCATCTCTACATCCTTCATAATTGCCTAAGGTCCTCTCCAATGATACGTACTCGTTTAAATGCTTCGTAGGCGAAACTGCCCATTGCGTCACCGTATTTAGCTGCCCAGTCTTCACGGCGAACATTTGTAGTAATGATTGTTGGCAGGGCTTTATCGTAGCGTGCTCGAAGGATTTCGTCAAATGACGAATCGTCATACTTTGAGCCGTACTCTTTGCCAAGGTCGTCAAGAACCAAGAGACGGACATTCAGGTGGTCTTCTTTAGACCGTCCGTGGAACCCTTCCATCTCTAGGTTCAAGTTGCGGCGAGTCTCCTCGTCTGCGTCGAACATAGCCTTCTTCTTTGATAAGAACTCAGGAAAGGTCATGTAGTACACAGGACGGCTGTTAAAGCCGTAGCAGTCTCCGCTGATAGATAAGACCTTACAAGCCGCTGCATCGTCCTCTGGGAGCCTCCTGACGAACTCCATCAGGGTAGTGACTGCGTGAGTAGTCTTGCCCAACCCAGGACCGCCATCGAATAGAAGTCCAACACCAGTGGAGCCAATGCCACCAATCTGTTTGATGTTTTTGCCATCTAGAGTTTGGTCAATCCAAGTTTCGATTACCGATGGGAACTTACCCATCTTCTCCACGATGTCTGCTGGCTCCATGCCAATAAATCTACGTGGAATGTTTGCGCCCTTTAAAAGCCAATGACGTTTCATTGGAGATAAATCCATAATGTCGTATGACATCTTTGCCCTCTCTTTATTCTTTTATTTTTTTAGCGTTGCTTCGTACTGCGCTAAATCTATCCTGCCTGACATCGAGTTGTCAAACTCAGTGCCATCAGAAGCATAAACATACTCTGACCGCTTCTTGGTGTCAAGAGCTACTTCCTTGGTTCCATTTGCAGTCTGGTTGACGTAGTTGATTAGCCAACTCAGGTAAATCTTGTAGCCCCGCTCTGGTGATTTACGAATCTGAGTCAATGCGTTCTCGTCAGCAAACATCATGCGAAGTACTTCGAGTTCTGAAGTTGAAGTCAGATTGTACCGTTTGCGATAAGTGCTGAGGATAGTTCTAAGGCTATTGCTATCCAACGGTCCAGTATGAGCTTTACAGTGCTGGTACAGCATCATCCCAAACTCTGTAGCAACATCTTGTGCTGACCAACTAACCTCTGGTCTCAGCATTCTGTTGACAGGTCTGGCCTTATTGACTTTCTTTGGCTTCTGTTTTTCAAAGACTTCTGAGTCTAATAATCCAAATCCAGCAATATCATCATCGTCTGACCAGCTATTAACCACTTCAATCTCCTTAAAAGCCTCAATCGGGGCAACGCCCCCTAAAGAATACGAAGTATTCTTTACTAAGATATTACTTGTATTACTTATAGTTACCTTACTGGCTGTTGATGTTTCAGATTTGAAACACGGTGAAACCACTGATTCTTGGATTTCAACCTCCCATGTTTCAGATTTGAAACATGGTGTGAGCAACTGATACTTGTTCTTGTAGAACTTACCGAAGTTCCTTTTGGTACGGTGAGTGTCTAGTAGCCCCTTGTTTTCGAGACCAGTCATATCACGCCAGATTGTAGTTCGGGATGAGCCCGTTAAATCAGACAAACTTTCCATAGTCAGCTCGACTACGCCAGCGTAGTTAGCTCGACGGTACAACACCGCCAACAGGTAAAACTCACTAGGCTTTAGACCTAAGTCTAAAACCTCATCAGGTATTTGCATCTAGCCCTCTTATCGTCTACGTGTATTGCTGACCGTTTGAATGGTAGCAGGTAGATTCAACAATAGCAATAGGGCAGCCGAAAAAAATCCAGCGGCTAGTGAGGCTACAATCAACTCGAAGCCTGAGAGCCCAAGAAACCAACAGGCTACAAAGCTGAGTGGGGCTGTGAGAATTAGGCGAACAACACGCTGACTAAAAAAGTAGTCAGTGATTCCACCTACGAATTCCGTTACATAACTAACGGCCATACCCGAAATAATTACAACGATTAAAGTGTCCATGATGGACATCTTACTATGTAATTGCGCGGCGTTCTGTTCTATAAGCAGTTGAAATTGTGTACGGCTTATTTCTAGGAAGGTAGTTAGGAATCTCCGCTACTAATCTTTCAATCTTTGAAGTGAGATTAGGGTACGAGAAAGATGGAGAGGCGTTAGCTGTGCCTTGCCAAAAGAACCCATTGAGGTACCCCAAATAACCATCACAGTAATCTGTAGCTGTATAGCTCATTTCAAGTTGAGCATTATCGAAGTTAATGACATTGCCCAAAGCAGTCCCACTAATTGTAGTGGTGAGTACAGCCGAAATTGAGTTTATTTCAGCAGGTACTTTGATTGTCATTTGAATTCTTTGCCAACTAGTAGTCAGGACAAATGGGTCAGAGGTATGGGTAATTGGAGTTATTACTCCGTCGTTTACTCCAATAGTAAGTCTCACCGTTTCAGTAGCGGCACTTGTGCGTGCATACACAGAAAAAGTGTAGAAGTTATTTGAGAAAGCAATCCCTGCGTTAGTGCTACTAGAAATACTTATCGCACCTGGGTTGCTGTCGAAAGCCATCATGTAGCTTTCACCGTAACTCAAGTTTAGGTCTGTAGTCACACGAGCTACAGTTCCTCCGCTAGTAGTCCAGTTGTTAAACGCTGTACCTGTCCAACCCTCAAAAGAAGGGTTGTTTAAGAAGTTGTATTTAGAAGGGTAGATAAAGATGTTAGTGGCACGAGCTTCTTCGTAATCAGTAACTACAGAGTTTGCAAAAGAAAGCATGTCTACGTAGTAAGTTCCTGTGCTAGCAAATACCAGCTTTACACTGGCGTAGCTAGCTCCGTATACAGGGCTTGTACCATTTCCTACTGGTGCAGTAAAAGTTGCAGTAGCGTCTTTTACCCAAGCACCAGCAAGCGTTACGGTCGAACCATTAACGGTAGAGATAACCTGCCCTAACTGGTTGTACCAAGTTATGTACGCTTTTACAGTACCTGTTCCATAAGCGTAGTAAGAGAAGGTGTATTGAGTACCTTCTTTTACTGGGATGCCTTTAGTAAAGATAGAGTTATTGCTGCTAGAAATGTAGGCGTTAGCTGTACCTACAACAACTTTTCCTGCCCAATCTAAATCAATAGCATTTGGGGCGCTAACTTTTGGGACGCTAATAGAAGGGTATGTAGTAGTCATGTTGACAGCGCTTAATGTAGCCCCACCATAGGCTTGCCAGAAACCTACGTCAGTGTAGAAAGAGCTGTCCTGTACAGATAAGAACAAGTTTTCTGATGTAGTTACTCTAGGAGCAAACCCTGTAATACTCTCAACTAAAGTTTCTGTAGCGCCTTGAGTACCTTTATTTGCGTAGATGTAACTAGCTTCACGTACCATTCTCTTTTGAGACTTAGCTGCAAATGTTGACTCTGGGGTTAACCCGTACATGTTTGCTGCTAACCCCATAGTAGTTGGGCTAGCTGAAGCTCCACTATATTGGGGCTTTAACAAGTCAGCAAAAGTCATGGCTTCATCAATAGTCATGGAGAAGGCTTCAATAAATCGGTACAAATCAGAATTGGCGTCTACAGCATCCAATGGGCTTTCACTTTGAGAAGTGTACACCTTAGGAAGTAGGTCCATAAACTTTTCGTGAGTAGTAAGCAGTTCTACATCTGAATACTCTGACTGACTTTGATTCTCTTCCATAGAACTTTCGTCAGGGTAAGCTCTTACCACACCAGAAACTTCGGTAGCTGAAAGGTTTCCACTGCTTACGTTAAAGGAGAAGGTATAGCTGCCTATGCTAGTTACCGTGAATACTCCTTGGTAAGGAACTGGCAGTCCATAAATACGTACAATAGACCCTACACGAATAGACCCTGGAAATTCAAAGTCAGTAGAGGAGGTTGTTACATCCATCTCTGTAGTCAGGGTAGCAACTCCGCCAGAAACTCTAGCAGAAATTACTTTGTGAGAAACACCTTCTTCAATAGAAGACCTAGTAGTATTTCTTGAAGTTTTAGTAGAGTGCTCACTAGGTACTAGAACGTAAGAATCTCCTGCAGGATGCCAAGAGTTATTCTGCTTTCTAAGCCAAGCTCGGTAATACGAGTACCTTCCGCTACTAAATGCAGGGTAGTTAGAGGAATAGTTAACATCGTCTATAGCAACATCATCTATAGCCCCAAATTTGTCAAAGATGATAACGCCATCTTCTGCTGTTTCAGGGAAGTTATCTTGATTACGAACAATACGCATCTGAGTGTAGTTACCCGCTGGAGCGTTAAACGTTAAGCCCACTCTTCCATTAGCTTTTGAGTAGTCGTAAACAAA